GGAAGCATTATTCGTAGCAAGTGAACAATCTATAATGAGACCACTTGTACGAAATTATGCAGTTGCTGGTGGTGGAAAGTCAGTAGAAGTTCCGATTTACTCAACTGTTTCGGCAGCGGCAGTAAACGAAGCAACTGATTTATCTAACACGGCAATAGATCCGACTTCAGTAACAATAACTTGTTCTGAAAACGGCGTAATGACGACGCTAACAGACCTAGCAAGGCAATCAGCTCCAAGAAATGTAGCTGGTGATATTGGTAGATTGTTTGGTGAAGCAATTGCAAAGAAACAAGATTTAGACTTAACAGCTCTATTTGATGGTTTCTCAAACACAGTTGGTTCAACAGCGGCGGCAGTAACAGTAGAACACTTCTTTCAAGCAATCGCAACATTAAGAAGAAACAATGTGCCTTTAAATGATGTAGTAGCAGTATTCCATCCGGATATTGCTTACGATCTTAAAAAAGGAATCACAAACACATTTGCGACTTCAGGAAATGTTTCTGATCTTGCAAACGAAGCACTAAGAAATGGTTTCATTGGAAGTTTAGGTGGAATCAGAATCTTTGAAACTTCAAACATCGCTAACACAGGAAACGCAGGTGATTACAAATCAGCTATGTTCCACAGAGATGCTTTAGGAATGGCTATGATGCAGGACTTAAAGATAGAAACGCAACGCGACGCAAGTTTAAGAGCAGATGAGATTGTAGCAACAGCAGTTTATGGTGTAGGTGAATTACACGATACTTATGGTGTTGAAATACAAGGTGATTCTAGTATAGTAAGCTAATAATCATATTCTTATGGGCGAGAAATCGCCCATAGGAGCTAGGAGATAAAATGGAGAATATAGAATTAACAAACGGCAAGAAAACAATTGTTAGATCTAAAGAGCAATATGAAGCTAACAAAAAACAATTTGAATCAAGAGGATTCAAAGTTAAAAAAAATATCAAAGAAAAAATTGTAGAAGTAGTAAAACCAAAGAAGAAAAAAAATGTTAAAAAAACTAAAAAAAGCAGTAAGAAAAATGTGGAATAAGTATGTTGAATGGTTATTCAAAGGTGCTGAATAATGTCTAATTTTACTGGAGCAAATGTTATAACTGCAAGTGATGTCACTAAATATCAACCTGATATTTTTGGATTCGGTATTGCATCAACGGATACTGAAGCTACGAATTTTTTTTCCCAAACAACGAATGATATTTTAAGACAGTTAAGAGTAGAATGGTGGCCTACTTATAAGATGAATGTCTATACTGATATTACAGTTTTAAATACTAATGAAATGGTAAATACAAAAGTTAATTTAGATCAGTTTGAAAGAGCTGGTGTTTATCTTTTTATTGGAAGATTTATGGCTCCAGCTTTAACTAAATTTAGACCTGAAGCTGATAAAGACAGATTTGAAAGAATGGGTGAATATTATATGTCAGAATATAATAAGGAATGGCAATCAATATTAGAAGATGGAGTTGAATACGATACAACAGGTGACGGAACAATAGTCAAAAACGAAAGAGAACCTTTACACGGCTCAAATAGACTAATTAGATAATGGCAGTTAATGTTATTATAAAAACAAATGCAAAATCTGTTCAGAAAAACTTTGATAGATTTTTTAGAAGATTTCCATCAATAACAAG